ATAATCACCAACGGGAAGGGTGGAATTGCCTGTGTGTTCAACCGGAATGAACAACCAATCATATTCTTCCGAATAGCCAAAAGCGGAAATATAACCGCCGCCATAGCACGGGTGAATTCCGGTGTTCTTGTAAGGGCTTGCTTTGCTATCGTCAACAAAGCCGTGATCCGCAACATAAAGCGTTCCAACTTGCCCTTCTTCAAATGGGGTGGGGTTTTCCTCGTTCATACCGTCAATCCAAGCCCAAATGTTACCCCAAATGTTTTCTTCACCACGATAGGAAACAATGTTGTAACCGTTGACATTGGTAACAGAACCGGAAGCGTTACCCAAATTCACGGTTGCCCCGGTGATCTCCGTCATGGAAGTGCTGCTATCATCTGTTTTGTTGGTAACGCCGTTGCCAATCACTTTTTGCATATCGAAAGAAGCATATTCAATCAGCATCAAAAGCTGTGAAGCGGCGATTGTTGCAGCATACGCCTGTTCCCATCCTGCACCCCTCATTTGTGCCAGCTTTCGGGTGTTCGCTCTCGTCAGGTTTTGGGTTAAACCGGAAATAGGCTTTGCGTTTGCAATGCTGCAAAGCACATCAGCGGCGAAATCTGCCACTTGTGCATCATCCAAAATATAGGCGTTTGCAGAAGTGTCAAACAACGAACCTTCAAAGGCTGCAAGGTAAATGTACGGGTTGACATTGCCATTTTCCACAAAGGCGGGGTGAACCTTGAAGCCGGGTTTCAGGGTGTCCGAAACATAATAGCGGGCTTTGCGGATTTTCGTTCCCTTCACGCCCTTTTCAATCACCATAGGAACAACCTTGTAATAGAATTTAGGCTGTTCAACCATCACCTGAACCTTTGTTCCGGCTGAATTCTTCCCGGTTGTGGTGTAATTGGCATCCCTATAATAGGCGGTTACTGTTCCATCATCCGCAACATTGCAGCGTTTACGCCCACCAAAGGCATTGATTGAATCAAATCCTTCCCCCGGTGTACGGTTTACCGCCCCGGAAAGGCGGGTAAATCTCTTGTTTACAAAGTCCACTTCCACGCCGTAAATATCATCAGCGGAATAGCCGATAAAGGCTTCAAGGTCTGCAATCTGTCTTTGCAAATCCTGAATATCCCCGATTGTAGCAACCGCCGCCTGATCCACTTCAAGGGAAACATTTTCAGCGTTTCCAACCGTGGTTACAAGCTGCACATACGCCCCCGAAACAGTAATACCGTTATAGGCGGGCATATAGCAATTCCCGGAAGTTTCCCTTGTTACGGCATAGAGAATTTCACCCACATCAGGATCAACGGCATACAAGCCCAAAGCCTTCATGTAATACCCCGCTGTCAGTTCGGTATTTGTGAAGGCGGCTTCAACCTTGATTGCAACCTCATTTGTGCGGGTAACTTTGGAAATCAGGCTTGTTTGCTTCACATTGGAAAGGGAAGTCAGCCCTTCAAGCTGTGCATCCGTGTATGCGGTGCTGGAAGCTGAAATTTTGGTAAACTCAATGTTGCCGCTTCCCGCTATCATTTTTGCAAGCAACGCTTGCCCTTTGTTGGTTATCACCAACTTTGAAAATTCTGCCATGTTCTTTCAATCCTTTCTTATTGTTTTATTTCAATGAATTCAGAAACAACCACGCCTGAACCAACTGAATTTTCACCGCTTATGTTGAACTGTTCATTGAAATCATTTGTAATAATCACGGTTGCGGTATTTACCGCCCCGCCGCCGTGTGCTGCCAAACCGCCGACTGCAATATTTTCCTTGCTGTCATTGGTAATAAAATATTGGGCGGTGTGTACCGTTCCACCCCTGAAAGCTGCCCCGCCGCTGATAACCCGGTGAATCTGTTCATCATTGGTGATAAAGAAGGTTTCCACCGAACAAACTCCCCCGGCAATAAAGGCAAAGCCTTTTGCACCACAAGGAATTTCATTCACGGAAATAACAATCATGTTACACGGCATCATTCCTTCAATGATATGTTCCAATTCATCAACTTGCCCGAACAATTCAAGGTTTGTCAGAATTCTAACCGTGTACTTGTCATATTCTTTTGTAACCGTAAAATCAGAATCCCCACATAGGGCTTCCAGCTTTGCAAGGAAGGCTTTCATGGTGTAGGGGATAGTATTAAACCACCGGGCTTGAACTCTTGCACGGCGGCTTTCAAGGGTATCTTCTGTTGAAGGTAAAATGTTCAAGATTTTTTCAAACCTTGATATTCCGTATTCATCAGCCGATTCAATGAATTCATTTTGAAGAACCCTGTCAGCGGCTTTCCACACAAGCACAAATTCAGGGTTTTCCGCTTCCAAAGTTACGGAAATCTCCTTGAAGTCAGCCATGAACGGGGGTAAGTAGGAAACAAGGTCAACTGTTTTTGTCATGCACTCGCCCCCTTAAACACGGGGATTTCATATTTTCCCAAAGTCAGGTTATCAGAAGCCCCGTTTATTTTGGTGCTGTCAATATCCACAATTCCCTTGATACCCAAAAGGCGGGTTTCAATTTGACTGATACGAACCACCAAATAAGGCGAATCAGCCCACGATTTACGAAGTTCAAGCAGATAGTTTGAAATTACTTCATTGATTGAACTTTGAAGGTTCGACCAACCATAGCCAACATCAAAGGTAATGTTGGTTTTTACGGTAACTTCACGATTTATCGCACTTTGCACATTCACAACATGACCGATAGGGGCAACCCCGTAACCTTCCCCGGCGTATTCGTCAGGATCAATTACTTGCTGCACCGCCTTAATCAGCGTATCAGAAGCAACCCCAAAATCTGAATTCAGGATTGTTAAAAGCACCGTTCCCCCGGTTGTCAATTTTTTGTTCAACGCTGCATTATACACGGTTTCAAGCCATGCAGCGGGTTCACCGCTTAAAGTGGGCTTGATTGTTTCATACCATGCCTTGACTGCTGCGGAAGGTATCATTTCAGCGGGGCGAAGATCGTTGTTCCAAACCCTTGTTACTTTGGTACTTCCAACGCCCGGAATAGCGTTTGTTTTTTCAAGGTAATCTTGAACATTGCCGCCGAAAGCCTTTTCGTTGAAGCTGTTAAAATAGCGGGTTCGCAAATCTTCCGTATCTTCTTCATCCTCACCGGGAATAAGAACATCCGTAAGTTCAGCGGTTTCAAGCCCTTGTATATACTCAATCGGGATCATAGTTCCCAACTGCTGATTTCCGACAACTCCGGGGGTTTCACATTGCATCTGATATTCCCCGTCAGCAATTTTTTCAGTTGCAATGAAATTCATTGAACCGATATTGAACCGCTGTCCGGTAACATCAATGTTTGTGGGTGTGAATTCACCCTTCAAAACAGCGTTGGTTGCTTCATAAGGGGTAATTCCTCTTTCTTTGCAACGCCTGATAAGATATTCCCTTGAAGCACTATCCCCGTATGCTTCCGCAATCAGGGTGTTCAACTCTACATAAAGCAATTCCAATTCAATCGCCGTGGGGGAATGGGTGTCAAAGATAACCGAACCTTCCCGCTTGTCGAACTTGTCAGATACTCTTGCAAGCATCCGTTCAAGGATTTCACGATAAGTTACATCATACATTTAGAAATTCACCACCTTTTCAGCAACCACATCACCGAAAACGGTATGTGCGGTAAAAGTTACAAGGATTTCACCCTTTTTTGAAATGTTAAATTCAAAATTATCCACGGTCTGAATTCTATCATCCCATGTTAGGGCTTCCCTGATTCTGCGTTCCAATTCAGGGCAAACATAAGAAACAGGTTCACCGTATAAATCAAGCAATTCAATCCCATAATTCCACGAATACATAACATATTGGTATCGTTCCGTGTTCAGGATTTTATATATTGCCTGTTTCATTGCTTCCTGTCCGTCTGTATAGCCCCGGATCAGATTGCTTTCAAGATTCATTTTGTAGGTATGGGTTGGTTGTTCAGTGATTTCAAAATCCTGTTCAAGAAAGGCTGTGGTTGAAGGTATCATCCGATTCTATCCACCACAATATATTTTTGCCCGCCCTGCTGCCGGATAAGAATCACTTCATCACCGACAACCAACCCATTATGTACGGTGATTTTCTTCCTACCCTTGATAGGGTGTTTATGGGTTTCATAGCTTGCGTACCCGCTGCCCCCGCCTTTGTCCTCTGTATTCCAATTAACGGTTACTTCTGTTACAAAATCGGTAACATTCCGGGTAAGAATAAGCTGCCCTTTACCCAAAGGCAATTTCTGTTCCACAAGGATTTTCAAGGGGGAAGCACTTGTTACCTTTCCGAAACAGACTTCAACGGGCTTTGAAGCCTTTACCGCATCCAACGCCGCCCGTTTGATTGTTTTCATCAATTCAACTGCATCAGGCAATAAATTCACCCCCTCGAAGTGTTAAATCCATAAAGTGTTCATCCAGCTTAAAGGTGTGTTTTACCTTTTCAACCAACATAAAATTCTTTACATTGGTATCACCCAAAGCAAGATTTATCACAACCATGCTTCCGGCTCTAACCCGTGTATCACCGATTGCATTTGTGATTTTCAGATTTCTTGTTTTGCTGTTGTATAGCTTCAACAGGGCATCCGCTTTTGCTTGCCCGTTTTCGCCTTTTTGCAGCGTGTCAAAATACTGTAATACACCCCATGCGTTCATGTGGCTTGAATCCTGTGCAATGTAAACTTCCCGCTTTCCGGTGTCCTCATTGTCATAGGTCAGCTTCACCTTGTTGTAAGTGTCGCTGTCAATGCTGGAAGTGTATTCAAAATTTTCCCCAGTTTCTTCATCAATCATCAGGTAAGCCCCCGGTTCGCCCACATACATTGAAGAAATGTTTTTCAAGGTCAGCTTGCCGAAATCGTCAAACAGTACGAACATTTCTTTGCTGTTCTGCAAGGTCAAATCAAGGGCATTTTCTATCATGTCAAATAGGGAAGTGTTATCTTCCACCCGTGAAGCAATCACAAACCCGGTGTCTTCCAAAGTTCCCGTATTCAAAGAAAAATCCGCTGCCAGCATTTGAATGAACTGTGAAGCGGTTTTGTTCTCATAAACATAGGTATCTTTATTATTCAGGTATCTTAATTGATCGTAGGCGGTCACTTCTATAATCTGATCCTTATCCCGCTTTTTGCTGAACACAAATCCAAAGAAAACGGGCTTTCCATCAACTTTCAGGCGAACCGCCGCCCCTTCCTGAAAATTGATAATGGAATCTTTTACAAGTTTGAAGGTCAGCTTGCCGGGGGTGCTTCTTCTTTCGGTACTCCATTCAATACCTTCTTCCACAATCGGAATATAGGCTTTTGTACCGGAAGGATCGGAAATCAGAAGTTCAACATTCAATCTTCACACCCCCTTAATCAAATGTTCCATCATCAACCCACCCATAAACATTTGAACCGGAATCGGTGTGTATCAAATGCCACGGGTGGGCTTTGCCTGAACCGTTTGCAATCGTGATCTTTGCTTTTCCCGCCCTTGCGGAATAACCCTTTGCCCCCGGATAGGAACTATAATAGTGTGTGCCGCCGTGGAAATTCACTATATCGCCCACTTTATAACTTTTTTGTGCCGGGGGATCGGCTGGTCTTTGCTTTTCAACCTTTGCTTTAGGTTTGGAAGCAGCGATCTTGATATTTACGGTTTTTGTTCCATAATCCCGGTATTGCTTCAATTTGATTTTCACTATCAAATCAAAACCATCTTTCGCCTGTTCGGTGATTCTGTAATCTTCCATTGATACCTTCATGTTGGTTGAAAACAGAACCTTCCCATTCGGCAAAGTTCGGGAAACGATAAATTGAAAGGGCTTCTTATCCGCTTTCAAACTTTCAAAGTAATCAAGAAAATAAGAAGCCACTTTGAACCCTGATTTATAGGTTGCAAACGGATATTTCACTTGTGGAATCCTACATTCAAATTCAATATCCGTAAGTTCAGGGGTTTTCAAAATATTGATTTCCCCTTCATTTATCAGGGTAAGCGTATCATTCGCATTGTTGATTTTCACTTGCAGCTTTTCCGGGGCGATTGGTAACAAGCATTTTTTCAAGTAGAAATCATATCCGCTTTTACTCATTATTCATGCACCCCTTCCGCAATTTTATCAACCGCTTCATTTGCGGCATCCGTCAACCCTGAAACAATACCATCCAAATCCATTTTACCGGAAACGGTGTTGTGGTTTGTCTGTTCAATGGTGATTTCAGCGGTTGTAAATCTGTTCACCGCTTCCTGCTCTGCAATATCACGAAGATATTTCAAATCTTCTTCTGTAATATCCATGCTGTCAGCGATTTTTCCGGTGTTCCCGGCAATATCATCAACACCGCTTCCAATTCCCCCAATACCTGAACCGTAATTCCCCAAATTTGCGTAATCATCCGCACCGGGTACATTGGTATCAAACAAGCTGGAAGGATCGAAATTTGCAATGCTTTGATCTATACCTTCATCGAAGGAATATCCTGCATTCCACGCTTCCCCGTATTCAAACCGCCCAAGTTTCATATCGTCAGCGTTCATTTTCGCCATGACTTCATCACCCTTGCCGAAGGTATCATCTACCCAACCGCCAAGAGAATCACGCCAACCCTGAACACTTCCTGCAAGGTCTGAACCGAAGATTGCATCAATAGCCGAAGCCAACGCTTGAAGAATTCCAAGCACGGTATCAGCCAAATCAAAGAACAATCGGCAAACTGCCCCGATAGGATCGGTAAACACATTGCCGATAAAATTTGCCACGGTTGCCACAAGGTTATAAATCAGCACGAACACATCAACAACCAAATTCCACAAGGCAACAAAGATATTGCCTATGAAAGCAAGGGCAACCATGAACGCCCCGCAAATAATACCCGTTGCGGAAACGGAAGTTCCGGCGAATTTATTCACCGCCGCCACCGCTGCATAGAACAGGGCAATCAGGGCGATTATAAGAACGATAATCCACACGATAGGGCAAGCGTACAAAGCGGCGTTCAAGCCGTTCTGTGCTGCAATTTCCGCTGCTGTGGCGGCTGTTAAAGCCCCCGTTGCTGCTGC